TGCGGATGACCAACTTAGGCCAGCGTTTCAAAGGTTGTCTGTGGCAACTGGCGACGTTAAAAAATCGCAAGATTTATTAAATTTAGCAATTGATATTTCAAGGGGAACAGGCAAAGATCTTGGTCAAGTTACTGAAGCGTTATCAAAGGCTTACGGAGGTCAAGATACAGCTTTAGCAAGACTTGGAATTGGCATCACAGCTGCACAGGCAAAGACTTTAGATTTTCGCGGAGAAACACAAAAATTAACCGATCTTTATGGCGGCGCTGCTAGCAGAAATGCCGAAACTTTTCAAGGGCGAATTGACAGATTACAAGTTATATTTGATGAAACAAAAGAAAGCGTCGGTCAAGCATTATTGCCAATAATTGAAAAATTGATTGGTTATATTTTTACTTATGGCTCACCTATTGTTGAAAAATTTAAAGATGCTTGGAATATTATTAAAGATGCTTTAGATCGCAACAGGGATACATTTGAAAAATTTGGTCAATTATTGCGAGACGTAATTTTTCCGATTGTTTCAAAAGTATTTGGTTTTTTAATTGACGTTGGAGCAAAAGCGGCAGCAGCTATTATTGATGCTTTTGGCAAAATAGTTGATGCAATTACACCTGTTTTAAATTTTGTAATTAATGCAATTAATAAAGTTATTGACGGAATTAATTTTGTTACTAGACAAAACATAAGCAACATTTCTCCCATAACTGGCAGTGCTGCGTCAGGTCAATTGCAAGGCGGTTATACAACTGGTGGCGGTGGGGTTAGAGTTAGTTCAGGTGGCGGCACGTCTGGCGGCACGTCTGGCGGCGGTAGTATCACTGGCGGCACGTCTGGCGGCGGTGCAGGTGCTACTGGCGTAGTTGGTGCAGGATCAGCAAAAGATTTGGTTGAAAGATTAACAAGAGTTAATGAAGCTTTTGCAGAATTAAATTTTCAAGTAATTACAGGCGGCATAAGTAATTCTGCTGCTAAAAGTCAATTTGCTAAATTACAGCAAGAATTTAATGTTTTAGAAAAACAAGGCACTTCATTAGTATCTCAAGCTTTAGGCACTTCAACAATTTCATCAGGCGGCACAGTTATTAATTTAAATGTTAGTGGTGCAATAAATTCAGAGGAAACAGCTAGAGTTATTATTGAAAACATAAATGCTTCACAGGCTAGGGGTGGAGCTTATAGCGGCACTCCGTTTGGACAAGCTGGATGAGCGAATTTACCCCTGACTGGAAATTAACAGTCGAAGGCGTAGATTATACAAATTTAACTATTGCCAATTTAACGCACGCATCAGGTCGCACAAATATTTACAGCCAACCAGCTGCAAGTTATATGAGTTGCACAATTATTGCTTTAAATAACCAAACATTTAATTTTGATTTAAATGATGGTATTGCCTTGCAAGTCAAAGATTCAAATGGTGATTATGTCAGTTTATTTGGCGGCAACATAACAGATTTGACTGTGCAAATTGGTAACACAGGTGCAACAGGCAAAGAGGTTTTGTATAACATTACAGCTCTTGGATCTTTGGCTAAATTACAAAAAACATTGACTGATGGCGTTTTGGCTCAAGATCTTGACGGCGCACAAATTCAAGATTTATTAGATGATCTTTTATTAAATTCTTGGAATGAAGTGCCAGCTGGTGAAGAATGGCAAAATTATGATGCAACAATAACTTGGGCAAATGCTGAAAATTCTGGATTAGGCGAAATTGACACTGGGCTGTACGAAATGGAAAATCGCAGCTCTAAAACTGACACGATTTATAACATAGCTGCTTTGATTGCCAATTCCGCTTTTGGGTATCTTTATGAAGATTCAGCTGGCAGAGTAGGGTATGCCGATGCTGACCACAGACAAAATTATTTATTAAATAATGGCTATGTGGAAGTTACTGGAAACCACGCTATCGGTAAAGGGTTAAAAACAACCAAAAAGGCTGGCGACATTCGCAACGATATTTATATTAATTATGGCAATAATTTTGGCTCACAAAAGACATCTAGTGATGCCGCATCTATTGCGACCTATGGCTACAAAGCTGAAACGATAAATACAGTTTTACATGATGCCACTGACGCTCAATTAGTGGCTGATCGTTATATTGACCAAAGAGCTTATCCGCAGCCTATATTTGACACAATTACATTTCCTTTGACTAGCTCGGAAATTGATGATGCAGATAGAGATGCTTTACTGAGCGTATTTATGGGAATGCCAATTTTAATAACTGACCTTCCAACTCAAATATCAGACGGACAATTTGAAGGTTATGTTGAAGGCTGGTCATGGCGCGTCAGCTTTAATGAATTGTTTTTAACTTTGACCTTATCGCCTACGGCATACAGCCAAGTTGCGATGAGGTGGAATACCACACCAATAACTGAGGCTTGGAATACTTTAAGCAACACTTTGACATGGGAATACGCTACTATTGTAGCCTAATTGAAAGAGAGATAAATGGCTAATCCAACAACCAATTATTCGTTCGCTATGCCAACGAACACAGATTTGGTAAAAGATTTACCTGCTGATTTTGAGATTTTTGGTCAAGCGGTAGATACGCAGATGAAAACAAATGCTGATGCAGCAATTGCTAAAACTATTGTTGATGCTAAAGGCGACATTATTGCAGCGACAGCAGCCGATACAGTAAGCCGTCTTGCCGTTGGTGCTAATAACACAGTTTTGACAGCAGATTCATCAACAGCAACTGGATTAAAATGGGCTGCTCCTGCTAGTAGTTCAACATTTGTTGGTGTTGCAGTAACAAATGCTAATACTTTTAATGTTACTTCCGGAACAGAAATGACTGTAACTTTTGATTCTGAATTTTATGATACTGATGCGTTTCACAGCACATCAACAAATACAGACAGATTAACTGTTCCTTCAGGTAAAGCAGGAAAATATTTGGTTGTGTTTACAAGTCAATGGCAAGCAAATGAAAGTTCAGCATCAGTTATTAAACACATTCGAATTCAAAAAAATGGTAATATAGTTGGTAGAACTCAAGTTTTAGGTGCAAACTCAAACACTCAACAAACTTATCAAACAACTGCTATTGTAGATTTGGCGGTTGCAGATTATATAAATGTTACTGTTTATACCAGTTCAAGTAATAATTCTGATTTATATTTTTCAACAACAACACCTTATTACAGTTATTTATCAATGGCATATTTAGGAGCATAAAATGATAAAATTTATTAAACCTAATCAACTCAATGGAATTCAATTACGCCAAGAATTAAATAATGCTGGAGTTTTAATTAGCAATGAGCCAAATGCAGTGTTTATTGATGGTAATGGTGATTTTTGGTTAGTTATCAATAAAAAAGATGAAGCGAAAGCCAAACCAATTGTTGATGCTCATGTTGGCATAGATCAAACACCAATTATTGAAGCAAAGCGTCAAGCAATTTTAGATCGTCTTGGCTTAACTGCTGATGAAGCAAAATTGTTACTTGGCTGATGAAAGTTTGGTTGTCTAAATCAGCTGTTCAATTTAGAAAGCAAGTTGATGAATGTTATCCCGACAGGGATCGTAAAAGTGATGGATGGCTGGCTTCTTTGGCACATAGAATGCAATCAGCCAAATCCGATCATAACCCCGATTCAAAAACAGGATGCGTGCGTGGTTTGGACATTACTGCTCGGCTATCTGACGACAAGCGGGTTGCAGACTATTTGGCAGATCAAATTCGACTCTATGGGAAAACTCATGGGCGGATTAGTTATGTGATTTTTAATGGTCGTATTGCATCGAGTGTTTTAAGATGGCGTTGGCGTAAATATAAAGGTGCATCGAAACATACGCATCATTTGCATATCAGCTTTAAAAAAGATCAAGACAATAACTCAGCCGAGTTTGACATACCACTACTGAAAGGCAATTAAATGAAACTATCAAAAAAACACAAAGCAGCAATTAAGTCATATTTAAGAGCTGTTGCAGCTAGTGGAGTTGCATGTGCGCTTGCAATTGCAGCTGATCTTCACCCTGCTTATGC